GGCCCCTTGCGGGGCCCTGGACGCTAGCATCTCACATCCTTTCTCGGGGAGGGATTATGCAGTGCATCCCGCCCATGAGAAAGATCCCCACGAATTAACGTGGGGAGACCAGAGGAGCTTTCCGGCCCTCATCATTTGAAAGGAGGTTCATGGGTACGAAATTTCGTATCCTTCCCTCTCCTGGCCCCCTTCGTGGGGACCTGGGGCAAGCGACATTCGACAGCGTGTTTGGGACCCCGTTGGGGAAACCCAGTCACACAACTGCCGATAATGTCGCTGCTTTCAAGTTGATGAAGGGGACTCAGCTTACTGAGTCCGAAGGTCATCCTGGTTGGCGTACCCGTTCTTCGGGTACGACAACCGGCGACAATGGAGGACCGTTTCTCACGACTAAAAGGTATGTCAAGGACTTTACGTCTACGACGAACTTTATGTACGGAGAATCGATCAACTATCAGCTGTTCCAGCGTAAGACTTCGTCTTACTATGGACCTACGCTGCCGTTGTCAACGAGTGAAATGGCATTTCCAAACCCGGCTACTTTGAGCTATGATGCTCTTATGCAGTTGGGTACGGTGGCCGTCGCTCGTTGCTCTCCATCTAACGCCACAGCGGACACATCCGTGTTCCTCAAAGAGGTATTGTCTGAGGGAATTCCTCATGCTTTTATCGGCACGCTTAAATCGCTTGCCGGTATGAGTAATTCCTCAAGGCGTAAAGCCTTGGGGGACGCATATCTCAATGTAGAGTTCGGATGGAAGCCTTTCATTAATGATCTCAACAAATCTGTTGAGGCCATCGCACATGCTGAGGAAATTATGTCTCAGTATGAGCGAGATTCTGGCAGGCTTGTCCGCCGGGGTTACTATTTCCCGGAATTCAAAGAGGAGACTGAGGTTTACCTCAAGGGTAATACCACTCCGTGGTATAATCCCTCGGCGAGTAACATCGACGGTTCCCCTTTGAATCGTGGCGCCGTAATACGCACTGAAAAGACCACACGTAAAGTGTGGTTTAAAGGTGCGTTTACCTATTACGTTCCCCCTGTAGCGGATCCAATGACCCGCGAAGGGGTGGCCTACGCGATTATCCAGGCACGAAAAGTGCATGGACTTACGCTAACGCCTGACGCAATATGGAATATGACGCCATGGAGCTGGATGGTAGACTGGTTTTCCAATACTTCTGAGGTTCTTTCGAATCTCAGTGATTGGATCATCGACAACCAAGTGTTGCAGTATGGGTACATCATGGAACATGCTGTCCGTGAATGGACCTATACCTTCGTTGGCAGCTCCCAACCGGGAGCAGTCACGGTGCCTTCCGTCACTTACGTCACTGAGACGAAAAGACGTGAACGTGCAACGCCTTATGGTTTTGGCCTTTCGTTTGACTCTTTTACGGGTCGTCAGAAGGCCATTGTTGCCGCCCTCGGCCTTAGCCGGGGGAAGTAGCAGATGTGGTATCCTGCGTTTCAACGCCAATGGGAGTCTAACCGGGCTCCTAGGAGTGATGCTTGTGTCATTCACTGAACCGCTATCTCTCAACGTTACGGGATCAGCCGTCACGCTCCCTCGGATCGAGGGACCGAACGACGGTGACTACCGTAGCGCTGACGGACTCGTCGAACTTGTCGTCTCGCATACCTATGCGAAGAGGACTCGGCGACTCTTGCGGGTCAACCTCTCGAAGATCAGCGCGGACCCATTCAAGCCCACAGAAAATGTGAGTTTGTCTGCGTCCTTCTATATCGTGTTTGACCTGCCAAAAGCGGGCTTCACGAACACAGAGCTGTTGACGATGTTCACGGGCAGCAATGCCCTGTTCACCGCCACTTCGAACCTGATGATCACCAAGCTCTTGGGTGGGGAGGCGTAAGCCTCTTCCCTCGAGTCCAAGGTGGCCGAACCAAATTCGGGTCGACATGACGAAAATCATGGCGATCGGGAAATGTCCCGTTCCGCGGGTCGGCGACGCGATGACGCAATGCCTCGAACCAATATTACGAGAAAAGTACTCGTGATAACGGTCGTGGCTGTCAACGCGTGCTATCAGGTGGGCGAGGTGTTGCTTTTTGGAACACATACGTGTCCCAAGTAAGCAACGTGAAGGTTCGCATCAAGTGATCGTGATTTGGGGTGAAAAGACATCTCGGGGGTCAAACCCTAGGGTGTCTAANCAGCTCCGAGTCATCATCTGCCCGGGCGAAAGTCCGGGCGAAGAAGAGCATCTTGCGTATCAACTACTTTTGGTCGCAATCCAGCGACTGCAGTGGTTGACGCGTGAGCTGTAAATCCCAATAAGGACATTTGGTCCTTGGAAAGAAGTCCTAGCAAATGCAAGGATCTTTACCTGGGCCAAAGCGCCCAGCACCCGTCCTAAACATGGACGGTAGCCGGAAGCAGGTGTCCTTTGTCACGGTGGTTAACAACCTCCCTGACCCGACCAAGTGTCACAATTGCGGTGCCCCTCGGGGTCCGCATATGTGCATCTGATCGGCGGATCACTTCTCCTTGATCGATATGACGGCAAGCTAGGGATTAGTACACCTCTGATAAGGAGGGACTATGAAAAGCCTGACGTCACTCTGGTCTTGCACAGCACATGAAATGGCTGTGCGATGTTGTACTAGCGCCACTCGCGACATAAAAACTGTCGTGAGTCGAACTGAACACGAGGGGGTCTCGTTTTTGGCGATATCCCTGGCGGACTTTGGAAAAGCTGTCCAAAAATGGCTTGACCAAGGTCACGTCGTCCCTTCGGACGTTCCTTCGTTTAAAAAGGATCGTCTTACTGGTCTCCCTGTATTTCTACAAGGTTTCCTTGGACGTGTGTTCTGTTCTGTTAGTGGCACTCTATTGGACGATTATGACATTGAAGCAATCTATGCTATTCGTCAGCTAACGCTGATGTTTAGCAAGTTCGCTTTCTCTGAAGAGCATCCGCAAAACGGTAGCTCTGCACGGGTGGTAACACCCCGCCGAGAGAGACGAGCAATGTCTGACTTCGTTCAATGTGAGCAGGAAGTTAAGTTCTCCGATTCTATCTTGGATCCTTCTTATATGGAGGATTTCAAGCGAATGTCGGGTGTGCTTTTTGGCGAGTTGTTCTCCAAAGTGGACAGAGATGTCCATTGGGGTAGACTCGTCTTTAAGCATGGTCCAGGCGCAACCGCTGATCGACTAAGCAGTAATGCTAAGTGGAATCAGCGAACCTGGACTAACCGCCTCCAGCAGGTAATTCCTGCGGAAGAGGCTCTTTTCATAAACCCTCGGGTTAATGAGAAGATTAACTTCCTCGAACCCGGTTCGGAGGTGCCCGTTAGGGTCATCACCGTTCCTAAAACGCTCAAAACTCCCAGAATTATTGCCATTGAGCCTACTGCTATGCAATTTGCACAGCAGGGCTTGTTGCGCAGTATTCTTGACTCGTTTAAAGAGGATGGTTTCCTCTCGCGAGTTATCGGATTTGACGACCAAGAGCCTAATAGGCGATTGGCGTTACGAGGTTCTCTTTGCGGAGACCTCGCTACACTCGATTTGAGTGAAGCTTCCGATAGAGTTTCGAATCAGCATGTACGAGCGATGCTTTCTGACCATCCGGATTTGCTACGGATGGTTGATGCGTGTCGATCTCGGAAGGCTGATGTGCCTGGCCACGGAGTAATCCGTTTGGCCAAGTTCGCATCTATGGGTTCAGCTCTCTGCTTTCCGTTCGAAGCGATGGTATTTCTTACCATTATCTTCCTCGGAATAGAAAGGGAACTTAGAGTCCCGCTTTCTCGGAGACAGTTGATCAAACTGTTCTCAGAGCAGGTGCGTGTCTTTGGAGACGATCTTATCGTCCCCAGAGAATATGTACTGCCCGTTGTTGACGAACTACACACTTTTGGGTATGTAGTTAACGTCAGCAAGTCTTACTGGACCGGAAGGTTCAGAGAGTCTTGCGGAAGGGAGTACTTTGATGGCCATGACGTTTCAATCGTCAAGGTCCGTCAAGGAATCCCTACACAACGGCAGGATGCGAGTGGAATCATATCGACAGTTGCCCTCCGGAACCAGTTTTACTGGGCCGGTTTGTGGCAATCTGCGCGATGGTTGGATGACCGTCTTGGGAAAATTTTGAATCACTTTCCCAATGTGGCTCCTACTTCTCCACTACTAGGCAGGGAGTCGGCGCTGGGTTATCAATTCCAGCGTCTTCATCCGTTCACTCACGGCCCATTAACCAAGGGCTATTATGTGAGTGCCAAACCTCCTCTTGATCATCTTGAGGGGAGTGGTGCCTTGTTCAAGTGTCTCAATGGAAAGACAAATGAAGTCTTCGGCTTGCCGAAGCTTCAGATGTCGGACCACATCGACAATTGTGATGTTGTTGATGCTGAGCACTTGGAGCGTTCTGGACGCCCCGAGCGCGTCAACATCAAACTCGGGTGGAGACCTCCGTTTTAGGACGGAGGATGGGGTAATACCCCTGGGGGATCTAGCGATCTCTCCCATCACCCTGATTCGGACCAGACTATTAGGCCTAGTCCGTTTTATGGAGTGAGACAGGAAGGTGGCCGCAACCGAAAGGTTGCACAAAAAGCCCCCGTGTCCCGTCATTG